CCGCGAGGATGAGCAAGAGGTTATTCGTCTGACTGCCAAGCTCTGGCGCGAGCTGCATGCGCGCCCGCACCGTGTGGCGACTCGCCTCAACGAGATGGGCGTGCGTCTGCGTGGCGAGAAGCCGGTGCAGGCGACGCAGGTGAGGAGGATGTTGAGGAATGACCGATTGGCAATTGGATATGACCAAGGCGCCGTACACGGGTAAGGGCGTCCTTGTTGCCGTTATGCGTTTTTTACCATTGGAATTGGCTGAGGGTTTAGAGAGACTTGGTGCACGTAGAGCTGAGATTTTTTACGCGCGCTATTCGACATGGGATGGATGCTGGCGATCCGTCCACGATGGAAGAATGCTTATGCTGCATGAATTTCACGAACCGCATGCTTGGGCAGACGTAACTGAGCCCCCTGTAAAAGATAGGTAAAAATGGGTGACAGGCGATGCAGGCGATGCAGGCGATGCAGGCGATGCAGGCGACGCAGGCGACGCAGGTGAGGAGGATGATTAGAAATGGGACTGTACGAACGGAAGCTTCGCAATCACAACAGGCGAGCTAACGGCAACGAGCCGGAGCCTGGGGATTTTGCAGGAATAAAGCGTTGGGCTCGCTACTTGAAGCGAGTGCCCAAGCGTGAGATCAAGGTTAAACGTCCCGAGCGCTATCTGCACGCGAGTCGCGCGCATGGGTGACAGGCAAACAGCGATTCAATTTTTTAATCAGGCCGTAGAGGCCCACAACACCGCGACCGACCCGCGGCACCTCACGACTTCTTATCAACTTTTTTCATCCGCCTGCCTCGCCGATCCGACGTGGTACGAGGGACATTTCCAGGCCGGCAATAACAACTCGAATCTCAATCACTATGAGGCCGCTATCGCCAACTGGCGGCTCGCTCTCCAGTGCGAGATGACCAGGGACGAAAAAGTGCGCGCCCTCGTCAACTTTGGTTGGCGGCTGCACTCGCTGGCGCGTACCGACGAAGCTTTGCTCGCGACCGATGCCGCGCTTAAGCTCGACGATACGCATTTTCTCGGCTGGCTTAACATGTCGCTGATCCGGTCGCACCTTTGCGACAGCGTTCACATGCAGGTGGCGGCTGAGAAGTGCTGGGAGCTGTGCCCTAAGGACGCGCCCGAGAACGCCAACTGCGAGATTGCGGTTGCGTTTGCTTGCCTGTTTAACGGCGATTACGAGCGCGGTTTCAGGCACTTCGAGCGCCGGTTCGAGTGGCGCTTGCCGCAGTTCCTTAAGTTTCCCTACGAGAAGTGGGCGGGTCAGCCGGGCAAGATCGTGTTCGTGGCGGCGGATCAGGGGCTGGGCGACACGCTGTCCTTTGCACGCTTCGTTCCTGCCGCCGCCAAGCGCGCTCGCTACCTTCACCTCTTCATCCAGCCGGCGCTCCTGCGGCTCTTTTCGCACGCCTTTGTGCACTTGCCGAACGTTAACCTGATCCCGGCGCCGGCGCCGTTTCCGGCGGCCGACTACTGGACGACGTTCGTAAGCCTGCCCTACGCGCTCGGGCTGACGAACAAAGACGTCACCAACCAGAAGCACATAGAAGCGTCCGTCTTCGGGATGGCACGCGGGTCCTGGCGCGTGCCGGATAGGAAGCTGCATGTCGGTATTGCGTGGTCGGGTTCGCCCGCAAACGACATTGATCGCTTTCGCAACATACCAATCACGCAGTTTTTCGAGCTGCTGCGCGTGCCGGGCGTGCAGCTTTACTCGCTTCAAAAGGATGAGAAGGGCAAGGAGTTGCATGACGCTGGGGCGGCAGGGTTTATCCGCGACCTCACGCCCTACATCAGCGACGTGGAGGACACAATGTCTCTCCTGCGTGACCTTGACCTTGTGATATGCTGCGAGTCAGCCCTTGGACACATCGCGGCGCTCGCAGGGAAGGAATGCTGGATACCGTATAGCTGGGGGGGTCGGGACTACCGAGTCGGGCTCGCAGGCGAGAAGCTGCTGTGGACGCCGAAGCATCGTATTTTTAGGCAGCTCCAGGGCGAGAGCTGGTCGAGCGTGTTCAAGGGAATAACTTCCGCGTTGGAGGATAAGCTCAATGAGTGATCTCGTGACGCGGCTTGAGACGGCGGCGGCTAAGTGTGATCAGCTCGTCAGGCAGCATATTGGAATAGGATACCCACAAGAATTGGCCGACATGCGCGAGCTTTTGCAGGAGGCGGCGACGCGGATCAAGGAGTTGGAGCGTGATTTGTTTAGAGCACGAGGCGGGTATGACTGATCAAGACGCCCAGTTCTTCGCCGATTACCCCGATCGTCGGGCGCGCATTCGTTTGCCTGCGAAGGAGTTCGTGAAGAATCGCCAGCGCGCGGCGGGTGTCGTGGACGAGATGGAGGCCGAGTTCAGGACGCTGGGCGATCACAACCGCGACCGCAGACGTGTCCTGGTATTGCGCGTCCCGGAGATCAGCCCGTTCTACGACCCCGTGCGCCGGCCGCTTCTTAAGATTCCCTTCCTCCTTTTCGCCGACGAGACTGTTGAGGATAATGACGAGGTGCTGCTTCCTCTGGTCCACCAGATCATGATGGACGCGGCGAAGGAACATGGGATGGTGCGTTGATGTGGTGGGTCACGAGGTGGTGGAAAAAGCGTCAGCGGATGATTGACCTCGATATTTTGTGGCCCGTCTGCAAAGCGAAGGCGCACGACATTGAGCACGCGAGGCAAGCGTTTTTGCTGCATGCTAAACTTGATCCGGCTTGGCAGGACATGACCGAGTGGGAAGTGTTGAGGCTGTTGCGATGAAAATCACCAAGACCGAGGCCAAGTATCAGGATAATCCGAAGGCGCTGCATAAGTGCGAAGGCTGTTCCATGTTCAGGAAGCCGGATTTGTGCACCTTCGTCGAGGGCAGGATTTCCTCGCACGGGTGGTGTCGGCATTGGGAGAGGAAGGACAAATGAGCTGGACCCAGCCGGTCTATTCCTCCCACGTCGCCGAGGTTGGTTACGACAGTGACTCAAACGAGCTTCTCGTGACGTGGCAGAGTGGTCGTGTCAGCGCCTACGTGGGTGTGGCCGAGGAGCTTGCTGTGCAGATAGCGAACGCACCGTCGGTGGGGCAGGCGCTCAATGCGCAGGTCAAGAACGTTTATTCGCACCGCTATGTGAGGTAAAAAGCGTTTATGACTTTGCAGCAATTGGTTGAAGTTTTGTACATGTTTTACCACAAGCCTACCGTCATAGGGCTTGAATTGCCAACGCGTCAAACCAAGAAAGGAAAGCTGATGCCGAATTACGAGCTGCCGAACGACGAGATCGATACCATCACGATCAAGACTCAGAACACGGCTGGTACAACCGAGCCGGTTCCGACCGGGGACGTGTTCTCGGTAACTTCCAGCAAGCCGGCTAGCCTCGGTACTGCGGTTGGGATGGACAAGGGTGGCAATCCCGCCATTGTTCTCACACCACTCGTGCAGGTTTCACCGGGGATCACGGTCACCGTGTCTGACACGGCCGGATTGAAGGTGGCGACGCTGGTCGTGGATATCGTGCAAGACGTGACACCGAGTAACATCGTACTTGATACGGCTGACGCTACGCACGTTTCTCAGCCCGTACCGACTAGCCCCGGTCCCTAGTTCGTGGCTGACGAGCAGCCCAAGCCTCCCTCCAACGCGGAGTTTTTTCTCCGCGTTGCCGAGGAGATCGACCGCAACGTGGCCTCCGGCTTTGGCGGCGCGTTCGTCGTGGTGCCCCCGAAGGATTGCGGCAACCCGATCGCGACCGTCATCCTCGACGCGCGGCAGGACGGGATGACGTTTTGGCTTATGCTCAAGGCTAAGTGCGACGCGGAGTTGCAGGTGCTTGATGCGCAGCAGCGGCAAAGTCAGGCGGGGTTTTTGAGGCGATGAAAATTCGTATCGATCCGATGTGGGCGGAAGGATTCTTTTGGGGCTGGTGGATAGGAGCCACTGTTGTTGCTTTGATGTGGGTAGTCTATATGATTGCCTGATGCCAGGATGGTCCAAGCGCAAAAGAGACGTTGTAGAATCCGCCTTTTACCAGTTCCTCAACGCCTGCAGCATCGACTCTAAGGACGATGGGCACATCTGTCTTGGCGAGAACCTTTACGACGGTCAGATCAAGCTCATTACCGAGATTTTTGATGCGCTGGAGCGGGACGTTCACCACATCTTTGTCTTGAAGTCCCGCCAGCTTGGCATTTCCACTATCGTCCGTGCTCTCACGGTCTTCATGTTGGGCATTCACCGCGGGCTTGCTGGCGCGCTGGTGTTCGACACCGCTCCCAACCGCGAGAATGCCCGCCAGGAGCTGGTTGCGATGATCCGCGACCTGCCTGAATCGATCAAGTTTCCTCACGTCAAGGGGGCGGGCGAGGGTAACCGCGAGGGGCTGACGCTGGAGAACAACTCTAAGATTTTGTTCAAGTCGGCCGGCGTCAAGAAGTCCAAGTCGTCGGGTACGCTGGGGCGGTCGATTGGCCTTGCCTTCGCGACTTTATCGGAGCTGTGTTCCTACGACAACGACGAGGGTCTGGAGGCGTTCGAGCAGTCGCTGTCGGACGTGAACCCTGACCGGCTTTATATCAAAGAATCGACGGCGCGCGGTCCCAACAAGTGGCAGGATATGTGGGAGGAGGCGCGTAGGGACAAGGCGCATTGTTGCTGCGTGTTCCTCGGGTGGTGGTCCAAGCCGAGTCAGTGCATTGGTCGCGACGATCCCGACTTCTTGCGTTACGGCGAGCAGCTGCCGACCGAGCGCGAGGTTGCCAAGATCAGGCTGGTGCGCGAGCTGTACGGGCACGAGATTACGCAGGAGCAGCTTGCCTGGATCAGGCGCAAGATGGACCCGACGGCTGTCTATGAGACGGATTCCGACACGACAACCGAGTACGAGGGTTCGACGACTCGCATCCAGGAGCAGCCGTGGACCGAGGACGAGGCGTTTCAGATCACGGGTTCGCAGTTTATTCCAGCCGACAAGCTTACGGCGCAGTACCATTACTCCGCTTCCGACCGCTTCGATCGCTATCACTTTACGCCCGGCGACGAGTTTTCCCGGATGATGGTGCACCGGACGAACTCCGTAAAGCTGACCGAGATGAAGGTGTGGGAGGAGCCTGATCCCGAGGGCGTCTATTGTCTCGGCGTCGATACCGCGTTCGGGGAAAACGAGCACAATGATCGTTCCTCGATCGAGGTGGGGCGTTGTTACGCCGACGGCATCGATCAGGTGGCTGAGTTCGCTTCGCCGCACCCGACACCGCAGCAGTTCGCGTGGATGCTCGCGGCGATCATGGGCTGGTATGGTGGGTCCGAGAAGGCTGAGGTGCGCTATGTGCTGGAGCTGAACGGGCCGGGTCAGACGGTGTTTAACGAGATCAAGAGCCTGCGGCACCAGATCGACAATGGTTACCAGTCGCGGGAGATCGAGGAGAAAGGGCTTAAGA